ATCTTGTGCAGATGCCCTTTTCGGCAGGGGATTATATAAGAATCGTGTCAGAGAAATACAACATCTATGATACGGTTCGGGTTATAAGCACAGAAGTGAGTGAAAGCAATAATGAGTTCAAGGCTGAGTTCAGCCGAGAGGTATAAACATGAATTATTTGAATTTATCTCCTGGGGCTGCCCCTTTAGTGGTAAAGGTATCAGAGGGCGATATCGGGAGAGAGATATCATTCACGCTTGTTGAGGATGGGTTAGAATATTCCATCCCGACAGGCTCAACGATTACGTGTGAGATTCTTAAGTCTGATGGTCATGGTACTTCCATTCCCTGTACGTGGTCGGGGTCGGTGGTGACTCTGGAAACCACTGAGCAGAGCACTATCAGAGCCGGAAAAGCTACTGCCGAATTGAGGATTGTAAATGGGGCTGATGACATCGGCACAGCAAACTTTATCCTTGCTGTTGAGCCGAGACCGATTAACGCAGATACCGACCAGACAGATTCATCGTATTCACAGACAGGCGATGCAGGGGATGTGTGGACGCTTGGAAGTAATGGCACGCCTTCATGGTCTCCCTCTGGTTTAGACGCCACCACAGCCACCGCAGGGCAAGCACCTATAGCAGACGGAGCAGGCGGATGGGCGTGGGGCAGACCTACCGTTGTCAATGTTCCAGTAAGCGGTTCCTACAATGATGAGACCGAGGAGCTTGTCTTTGAGAATGTCAATGGTACTGAGCTTTTCGGTATTGATGTATCCGAGGTTGGCAGAGCCACGGTTGACCCTACGCTTACTCAGAGTGGACAGGCGGCGGATGCTAAAGTGACTGGGGATGCGATCAATGAAGTAAAGGCTGATTTAAGTGCGTCAGTCTCTGATTTAAAGAGCACTTTAAATCAATACGATAAAACCTTCAATGCCACTACAAGTGGCGGTAAATGGTATATTCTGGAGGGAAATAGTAGGATATCTGTCCAGATCCATCCGGGCCAGTTGATGAGAGTCTATTGTAGTGGGACGGCAGTCAGAAGCAATACTCGCTATAGTCTTTATTTTAATAGAACAAGCATTTACCGAAACCTATATACTGAAAAATGGTACACTCTTCGGGCATTTACAGAGATTACTGAACTGAGTTTTTATGGAGAACTCAATGCAGAATCTGCCGGAACATTCCAAGTAAGGATTGAGGTTTTTGATTATTCACCAAATGCAGATTATTGGTATGGAGCTTCTTCTGTCGGTAAGCCTGTTTTTACAACTCCTGAAGTTGCTCTTGATGGGTATGTTGCAGCATTCAATAGTAAGACTGCGTCTGCGTCGGCAAATTATGCTATCACAGAATCAATACAACTAAATGCTGGGGAATGTCTTGTCATGTTTGGTAGGTCCGGCAGTAATGTTGCGGCAATCAGCAAATATGATTCTGTGCAAAACACGTATACCGCTGTTGCCGGAAATGCTGAGGGAGGATGCTTTACTTATACAGCAGATGAAGATTGTATTGTACGACTCTGCTATGTAAAAGGAACTGCCGCCGCCTGTTCGTATACCACGTTTGCGACCACGTTTGCGACCACGTTTGCGACCACGCTTGATGTCGGATATTTGAGCGCCTTGCTTGGATTTACAAAAGGCAATCAGATTATCACGCCGTTAGATGTTGACGGTAAATATCTTGACAAATCAAATCCGCCTGCGATTTCGGGTTATAGCGAGTGCTATATGTCCGGGCCGATAGCAATCAGCAAGGGTGATCTGGTTAAGGTAAACATCTATGTGAACAACGAGACAACCCCTGTAGCTTACTGCAATGAAGGACTTACTTCGTTTGAAAAAATTGACCCTACATGGCAAGACTTACCCGGCAGAAATGAATTAACTTTTATTTCTGATCGGAACGGTTATTTCTGTATCAGTGGAAATAAAAACTTTAAACTTAACAACTGGTATCAGATAAGTTCGTTGCAAACCATCAGCCAGATACAACAAGATGTTGCAACAAATGAAGAAAACGTTGCTGAGCTTACGGAAAACGTTAATTACGTTGTACAGAACAAAAAGATTTATCAAAGCAAAAACCTATTTGATAAGAATGCGGTGATTGATGGCTACTATATTTCAAGTAGCAATGGTAAACTTAGTACAGCCGCTCATGCTTCTGTGAGCCCATTGATGCCGATTGAAGCTGGAAAGGTATATCACCTTTTCCGTGATGGATTAGGTCGTACTCATGAAATACGTTTCGTTGCTGAAGATGGCGTGACACCCATGAAAGCGTTGCAAGAAGATGGAACAGAGTATTCTTCTTACATGTCGGCAAACTCGCCCACGGTAAAAGCTCCTGAGGGCGCGGCCTACTTCCAGTGCACTGTACGGTTTAACAATAGGATGGATACATATGATTCCATCCAGTTTGAGGAGGGAAACACTCAGACATCATATGAGCCGTATGTGAGATATGATTACTTGGACTATACGGCGTTGCCATATGGATTGGAAGGATTGCCAGAAAAAGTTCACGATCTTGAAACACTTTCAAATGTTGAATCTATCACGATTGCAAACAGCTCTAAAATTGGTTTCTTCAGTAACAGTTTTCTTAACGGTTATACAATGAGAACGCATCATGCCTTGGATAATCTTGGCATGTGGAGCGATTATATCATGTATAACTACGGGAAAAGTGGAGACGATGCACTTGAATGTCTTGCTAGAATTAATGACAATCAGTCATTCTTTGGAGACGTCCCAGTTCAAGATTACGGCCTGACTTATGGCGTAATTGCCATGCAGGATAATGATGGCGCATTATATGCCGCTGACTATAGCACATATTATCAGAATTTCAAAAAAATAGCCGAAGCTATTCGGGCTATGGGCGCAACGCCGATTCTTGGGTCTGAGCATGACATTACAACGAATTATTATGGATTAATGGCACTGGCTCAAGAAGAAGGATATATGTTCATGGACTGGGGAAAACTCGCATCCCAGTTAGGTAAATTCACGCCAATGTGGCATAATGGACATCCTGCGACAAGAACAGCGTGGCTGTGGACGTATGGAATGCTCCCGTATATCGAGAATTTGCCAAGACCCGTAAAAGGGATCAAGCTGTTTCGTAAGCGCCCTGATACTGGCACTACTCTACAAGAACTTGTTTATAATAACGTATACGAACGAGCAGAAAGATATGTTGAAATCGACAATGGATATTCTTGCCTTACGCAAGAAACGGAGAAGTATTTCGACAGACTTAATAACGGCTTGACGGAGCATGAATATCTGAAGGATGAATATCAAAAGTTACAGGCTAAAACTAGTTCTGTTAGCTTTGGAACACACGCTTTAGTTGAATGCATTACTCCGTATGATGCAAAAAATATATCCTCCTTGAAGATTAAACTCAACGCTACCGGGGTCACGAATGTGTATATGAAACGAGTTCTGTCGCTCAGCAATCCGCTTCCTGCTCAAAGGTTCGTTGCCTTCGGTGTAACTGCCGGAGCGAATCTTCTCACCGAAGGAACACAGTTTACGATTACAGGTGGGGTATTTAATGACAATATCCTTGGAACGTATATTGTAGACAGCGTTATTAATGGAATTGTTGTTACGAGAACTTCAAGCTCCGGAAAAACAACCAGCGGCACTGATAACCCGACAACAGACATTGGCGGAGTAACACTCCAAGGATCGTATGATTATCCAAGTGCTGATTATATGCAAAGGTTCAAACAGCCTCTTGCTGAATGGGATATTGTTGAAGTAAACACCGATGGCGAGACTGATTTAAGTGCATACCTCAAATCCCATATGGACTATGACAAACTGGCTATCCTGTTGGTTGGAAACGATATTCTGCTCTCGAATGTTGAGTTTACGGTTGCTGGTTCTGATAAAAAGAACGACAATCGGCAAAAGCCTATCAAGAAAGTTATGCGTGGAACGTCTCTGATTACTGATTCTTTGCTGGACGATGGAACAGCATGGGATGATATTGCCAATATTGACAAGTACATTCCAGTCACAAGCGGTGTAGATGGAACTACCAGAGAACCGCTTCCTACTGGAATCAGCACAGTGAGAATCTTACAATCCAGTGAGAGCATTTCTCAGACGTTTAATACCGCAAGTCTAAACCAAGACCCGTATCATCTCGATCATGTGCAGATTCGCGTATTGGCCCGGTATTTCCCGAAATATGTAGCAAATGACACTGATTGGCAGACAACAGAGATATATGAAGGATCATACGATTGTGCAAAAATGTCTGTGTTAATTGATGAAACAAGTGATTGCTGGACTGGTCATATTGGTGCATTCTGGAATGAGTTTATCATCGATGCATATTATCAGCCATCAAATAGAACGCACAAACTGAGGATTAAATGCAATGATAAATCCATTCAAATTGCGAAGGTTGAAATGGTTCTGGTGGAAGACTGATTGTAACTTAAATAACACATTAAATCATTGCATTGGGCAACTAAACGCCCATTTACGCAACAAATAAAGCACAAGCGGTTTGATACGGAGTACCAGCCGCAGGAGTAAGCCTATGCAGTATTTACAATTTGTCCCTTGGCTCATAGCCTTGGGAAGTCTGATTGTGGCGTACAAGAGTTACAGCCACAACGTGAGTAAAGATTCTGTCGATAAATTCGATGGGATTAAGGACGGGCTTTTTAAAGCCAATGTAAAACTCGATACCGTGTGCAACACGACCTCCGAGACGAGGGCGGATATTAAGTCCTTAAACAAAGATTTAATCGAGGTCGAGAAGAGAGTGGTCGCACTGGAACGAGATAGTAAGACGCTTTTTAATGAGGTTGGAGAAATCAAAGACAGCCTCGGAAAGGTAAAACAATGAAGATTGAAACTGATACCATTGCACGGACAATCGTGCTTGCTCTGGCTCTGCTTAATCAGATTCTTGCCGTGATAGGCAAAGGAACGATTGACATTGCCGAGAGCGATGTATACCAGATTGCTTCGCTTGTTGCAACTATTGTATCTGCTATCTGGGCATGGTGGAAGAATAACTCTTTCACTAGACATGCAATCCTGGCAGATGAATATCTGGATAAGCTGAGAAGTGAAAAATGATTATCTTGGCATCGCTCGCAGGACCCCTGTGGGCGGTGTCTTTCAGAAAGTGAGGTAAAGCTATGTATAAGGACGACGAACCTACTTATATCCCAGAAGAGGGCGAGGAAGATATCGAGGGAGGGGACGCCGATGAGTGATTATATCGCAAAGGTGCCCTATATCAAACAAACCATCAAGGGCGGAAGATACGACTTTGCCCGTAAAGCCTACTACGATCAAGATATCCCTAATCGGATTATCAAGGGAACAAATACCATCAAGAGATATGGCTGTGGCCAGTGTTGTACCGCTATGGCATTAGAGTATTGTCTTGATGTCAAAATCGAACCTCAGACGCTTGCCGATAGATTTTGTCTTAACTCTGGCTCTCGGCACGATATCGGAGAGCACGAAGCGTTTAAGAGGGGCATTAAGACTGAATTTACCAATGATATTAACAAGGCCGTATCTGCCTTAAAAATGGGCTGTGTGGTTATGTCTATCCAGGGAAGAGGACTCTTCACATCTGGCGGTCATTATATCCTGCTTGTCGGTATTAAAGACGGTAAGATTGCCGTACAAGACCCTGCTGCACAGACACGTACATATCGCATCTCGGGACAGCTCTACACGCCTGCTCAGATTGATAAAGCGTGCAAGAAAGCTGATGGGAAAGGTTATACAATCTTCTATCCTCATCGGCTCCATATGTGGGTTGATGTCAATGACAAGCTGTGGATTTGGGGAAAGCAGAAGAAAGACCCTGATAACAAGCTGGGATATCTGGAGGACGGGCAGAAGGTGAGCATCGTGTCTGACGTGATCGTTCAGAAAGGTGGAATCAACTGGATTAAGGTTAAAAAGACCAGGGATGTTAAAGAGCCTAAAGCTGATTATCCGATTATCGGCTGGGTAGATTCAAGATATCTGACCCAGCGAATGAAGTAGGATTATGTTGGATTATGTTGGATTATGTTGGATTAATTAAGTTGGGCTAATCGTATTTCCGTTTCACGAGGAAATCACGAGAAAGCCACGAGAAAGGGGCAGGGCTTCGGCTCTGCCCTCTTTTTTATGCTCAAATGGATTCTGAGAGTGCTCAGAGGGGCTATAAGGCTCTGAAAAAGGTTGAGGGTAGATTTATATGGCTAAGTTGTGAAGGGCTTTAAATGGCATTCTGAGGGCTTTAAAAGAAATTCTAAAATAGTTATAAAAAGTAGTTGATTTTTTTAGAAAGTAAGTATATACTTAAATCATCAAAGGAAATCACCCACAGGAAAGGCGGTAAATATATGGTAAAGTATAAAGGATATTACATCGACCACGTTGTATTTAACAGCAAGGCAGATATTGATAAATTTGTCAAAGAAGAGGCTATCAAAAGTTATGAGAAAGCGTGCAGATACTTCGCTAAGCATCCCACAATGGAAGCTTGCGAATCCTGTATGAGAAAAGCCGATGTGCTTCATAATGAGTATGGTCTTGACTATACAGAGATTGAGAAAATCGAGATCGCTTCAATGCGGTAGAAAAAGCCCCTTCGGGGGCCGGCATTAATGCAGCCGAAGACGGTCACAAGCCCGTGTAAATGCAGAGTGATGCTAGAAAAGAAAGGCGGTACAAAAATGACAATCAAAGAATGGAACGAACTGAAGCATGGTGACAAAATTAAGCAT